AAATAATATTAATATAAGTATAAATAAAATAAATAATACTAATAATATATTAATTGAGATAATTATTTTATACTAATAATATATTAATTGAGATAATTATTTTATACTAATAATATATTAATACTAATAATATATTAATTGAGATAATTATTTTATACTAATAATATATTAATTGATATATATCAATTAATATATTATTAGTATTGTTCCACTCCACGCAGCACGCTGCCCGTTTCCCTAACTCCCGGGAGGAAAAAGGGGACTTTTTGCAAAAACTGTATTATAATGTATACAAATGTTATCTGCCCCCAGGAAAAAGGGGGCTTGGAGGTGCTAATGACAGACGATACAGATCCTATCCCTGATGCAAATGGAATTGTTCACCACAACAAAGGCAAAAAATGGGGTAAACCTTTCGTAAAAGGCGATCCGCGCGCCTCTAAAGGCGGAAAGGCTCCACGAAAATTCAACCAATTGCGTCATCTGGCAATAGAAATTGCTACAGAAGCGGTGGATCCAGATGGAAAAGTTGACGCCACTAAAGTGGAAACAATTATCCGTGATTGGATGACTTCGTCAGACTTTCAAAAGCAGAAAGCCGCGCTTGAACTTGCCTATGGCAAAGTACCTGACAAAACTGAAGTTTCTGGTAAGAATGGCGGTGCTATTGAGGTCAACATTGTTAAGCGATATGCGGATGAATAATGCAAATTGAGCTTTATGGACGCCAGTACGATTTCGTAACCAGTGAAGAGCGGTTTACTGCTATGATTGGTGGAATTGGTTCTGGCAAAACCCTTGCTGGCTGTATAAAATCTATAATTTACGCTAAACCCCACACTCTAGGCCTAGTGGTAGCTCCTACGTTCCGTATGTTGCAAGATGCGACGATTCGTACGTTTATGGATATCAATTATGATTTGATAGAGAAGTTCAACAAATCGGACATGATTATCACGCTCAAAAATGGCGCGGAAATTCTGTTTCGATCAGGCGACAACCCCGAACATCTTCGAGGACCAAACCTTCACTGGGCGTGGATTGATGAAGGCGCTCTCGCTCATCCAATGACTTGGGACATCGTCATAGGCCGTTTGCGTGCTGATGGAACCGCCGGTCCTTGCTGGGTGACAACAACACCTAAAGGTCGCGCAAACTGGGTTTACGAGGCCTCAAAACAAATGCGCGTTTTCAACGTAACTACGTTAGAAAACCCATACGCTTCTAAAGAGTGGAAAGAGTCTTTGCTAAGCAGATATTCAGGTCAATTTTTGCACCAGGAAATTTACGGCGAATTTGTGTCATTTGATGGTCTAGTTTATCCAATGTTTCAACCTTCTACGCATATCGTTACACGAAATATATCCGAATTTGATGATTACGCTCTCACAGTTGATGAGGGTTACACGCATCCTGCAGTAATTTTACTTGTTTACATCGGAGGCGATGATGAGTATCATATTGCTAGAGAATTTTATGAATCGGGTAAATTGCAGTCGGAAATTGTAGAACAAGTATACCGTTGGACAAATGGGGATTATAATACAGATGTAACAGTTGATGCTGCAGCTGCGGGATTAATTGCAGCATTAAGAAAACGTGGTTTACACGTAATACCACGTAAAGGTAAAGTAATGGATGGAATACGCAGAGTTCAAAATCTTTTAGATATTAGACCGAATGAAAAACCTCGGCTAACCGTTGACCCTTCCTGTTTGAAAACTATTGCCGAGTTCGAAACTTATTCTTGGAAAGACAATCGTGATGAGCCGATAAAAGAATACGATCATTCGATGGACGCAATAAGATATCTTGTTAATAAACCTAAAATACAAAAAGCCGCTACTCAACTGAGGTGGTAATATGGAAGAAATTCAAAACCCCGATTTAACCAATGCATATGAGCAATGGAAGAACCAATATTTTATAAACAAAAAATATCAAGATTACTATTCTGGAAACCACCCGATGATTTTTACTGCGGAACGATTATACGAGGTATTTGGTAGAACTACCGTCTCTTTTGTTGAGAATTGGTGCGCTGTGGTTGTCGATGCTGTATTAGATCGACTCGGGTTCAAAGGATGGGATGGGAATGATCTTGATGTGAGCAAAGAGCTGTTCAAATTATATATCGATAACAAAGTTAAAACGCTATCAAGAAAAGTGCACCGTGATTGCATTGTAACAGGTAATGGATATATTATGTTTGATAGGATTAATGGTGTAAATAAACCATTTTATAATGACCCTAACAACCTTGTAGTAGTGTATTCTACAGAAGATTATTATAAAATGGCGTACGCTTTGAAGATATGGCGTGCTAAAGATGGTGTAAAAGCCAATTTGTATTATGATGACCATATTGAAAAATATGTTTCTTCGTCAGATAACGCAGTTTCTGTTAAGAATTTTTCGCTTACAGATATTATCCCAAATCCTTATGGCGAGATTCCTATAGTTCATTTTCGGTCTGATATTATAGAATTAGGCAATATTATTCCATTACAAGATGCTATCAATAAAACATTTTCAGATATGATGGTAGTATCAGAATTTAATGCGTTCCCACAGCGGTGGATTATTACCAATTCAGATATTTCTTCATTAAAAGCGAGTCCTCAAACGATTTTCAAAATTCCAAAAGGTCCTACAGATGAGGAAGAGACAAAGATTGGAGAATTTGCAGCGGCTCGCACAGGTATGTACCTTGAAACTATCGATAGACTATCAGGAGCTATCGCCGTTATTTCGCGTACTCCGAAACATTATTTTATGCAATCGGGTGCTAATGTGAGTGGCGAAGCTTTATCTGTAATGGAAATTCCATTAGTAAAGAAAACAGAACAATATCAAGAAATTATGGACGAAGGGTGGATGCAAGTTTTGAAGTTTTTGTATGGTTCTACTGAAGATATTACTACAGTTTGGCATAAGATTGAAGTCGAGATGATGGAAGTCTCCGCTAAAACTATAAAAACAGAAGTAGAAGCTGGCATACCATTGAATACTATATTACGTAGAATGGGGTGGTCTGATGATGAAATAGCTCAAATGGAAGCAGATAAAGAAGACGAAGAAAAAGAAGAAACTAATAACCCCACCGAATCAATAGATAATTCTATTGAAGAGGTGGACGATGGCACTACTACTACAAATGATATATAATATAAATATGACGAGATGTCATAAAAGGAGACGAGATGTCTGAGCAAATATTTGAAAATACTGATACTAAAGAGACTCCTTCTTATGAGACATTTGAGGATTTTCTTGCATCTGTTGATGAACCTATAAAAGCTCTTTATAAAAAGCATACTGATGGATTAAATTCTGCTCTTGAAAAAGAGCGTAATGGAAGAAAAGATCTTGAAAGACAACTTAAAGACCTACTTCCGAAAGCTGAGAAGGGATCTGCGCTTGAACAAGAATTAGCTGAGAAAGTCCGATTACTTGAAGAGACAGATAAAAAGTATGCTGAAGTAGAAAGACGCGCAAGATTTGTTGAAGAAGCTGGTCAAGCTAATATTAAATGTACAAATACTAAAGCAGCTTATGCTTTGGCAGTTGTAGAAAATTTGTTTAAAGAAGACGGTTCACCAAAATGGGACGACCTTAAAAAGATTGCTCCTGAACTGTTTAAAGTTAGCAGCACGGATGCTGGAAGTACTGGTAAACGTGCATTAGATAATGATATTAACGCCGCTCTTAGAAGTGCGGCATTTGGGAGATAAATATGATTACTAGAACTGAAGCTGAAGCCCTCATTCCTGAGGATGCTTCTCGCGAAATTTTCAAGTCTACGGTAGAAAATTCCGTAGTTTTACGACTCGGACGACGCCTCGCCAATCTTTCTGCTGGCCAACGGCGTATCCCTGTTATGAGCGCTCTTCCTTTGGCTTACTTTGTAGATGGTGTTCCTGGAGAAGTTTCTCCTTCTGCTGAAAATTCTCTCGGTTTTAAAGATACCACTGGCGCAGAATGGAAGAATATCTATTTGTATGCAGAAGAAATCGCTTGTATTGTTCCGATTGCTGTTAGCACATTGCAAGATGCTGCGTACGATATTTTTGGCGAGATTAAGCCATATATTGGCCAAGCGTTCGGTTCTGTTATTGATGCTGCCGTTTTGCATGGGGTGAACGCTCCTGCTAACTGGCCAGATGACATTGTGCTTGGTGCTAATAACGCTGGCAATGTGCTAGAACTCGGCGATGTTGGTGATCTGTACGACGATATTATGGGATATGACGTTGCTACAACTACCCCAGGTCTGATCTCGCATGTTGAATTAGACGGATATATGCCTAATGGCTTTATCGCCGGCATTCAAATGCGCGGCATGTTGCGCGGTCTACGTGATGCTGGTACTGGTTTGCCTTTGTTCCGACCTGCTATGACTGGTATGAGTCCTGATTCGGCGCCTTATACTATTGACGGTTTGCCGACATATTTCCCATTAAATGGGGCGTATGATTCTTCTGAGTCGTTAATGATTTGTGGTGATTGGAATCGTTTGGTATACGCATTCCGTACGGATCTTACTTATAAGATTTTGGACCAAGCTGTGATTCAAGATCCTACAACTGGTTCCATCATCTATAACCTTGCTCAGCAAGATATGGTTGCTTTGCGTTGTTATATGCGGTGGGGTTGGGCGCTTCCTAATCCTATCAATCCTGTGAATGAAACTGAAGCTACCCGTTATCCATTCTCAGTGTTGAAACCCACTGCCGGCGCGACTCCTTAGAGCTCCTCTTCTTGATTTAGTAGGCGGGAATCCACTACCCGCCTACTAAAGGAGAATTATGACAGCTACACTTAGCGATGTAAGACGATTACGACGAATGATAGCTGAATCAACCAGTACAGTGTATACTGATACTGATTTAATAGAAGCTATTGAAGGTAAACCAACGGTTGATATAAATGGGTTATACCCTACTGATAGTGATTGGACTCCAACATACGATATATTCTTAGTCGCTAGCGAAATATGGCTTGAAAAAGCTTCTGCTGTCTCTGATGAATTCGATTTTCATGCTGATGGTGGCACATTTCAAAGAGAGCAGAAACATAAGATGGCCTTGGAACAAGCATCATATTATGCTAGTAGATCTAAAGGCAATAATTTAAAGATGAAACAAGATCCAATGACTACTGTATATTCTTTAGGATATGAAGATAAGTATTATAAGGATGATATTGATGACTACGAATCTTCATTGGTCTGAAATAGATAAAATTAAGATGCGCGAAACCGCTGAAGCGCATATGATGGAAACTGTATATCGACATGTGTATTCGTGTTCTTTTGATGATTTTGGTGACATTGTAGAGACATGGACAAAAGACCCTACTCCTATAATTGGTGGATTTTCGATGTTCGGTCATAGAGATATGGGTTTTGGTATTGAAAAAGAACTTGATACTATGACCATTATTAGTTATGACGCTATTCTTAGAGTTCCATATGGAACTGTTTTAGATTTACGAGATAGAATAGAAGTCGCCGATCTTCGTGGTGATACTACATATACTCAAATGTTCGATATAGTTACTATCGTTATTGTTGGCGTATCTGCGTATATTGTCAGGTTAAGGAAGTTGGAGCTGTAATGGCTGTTAGCGTTCGAATAACAGGCGCTGAAGAACTCATTGCAAAATTAAACAGGATGGGTGTGGAGGTTCCGCAAAAACTAGCAACCGATGCTGCAAAAGCAGGTGGTGAGACATTTGTAAAATTTGCAAGAGAT